GCCCCGCACCACCCTCGGCACGGACGGCGACTGGTACATCGCCCTCGACCCCCTTACGATCTACGGCCCCAAAAACGACGGCAACTGGGGCAACGGCACCGAGCTTGCCACGAAAGCGCAAATCAGCGGCCTAACCGTCGGCGGCAGCTTGCCTGGATCTGGCGGCGGCAGCGGCGACTCAGCGACCATCGCCGTAGGCACTGTCACCACTGGCGATCCCGGCACCAGCGCGTCTATTACCAACGCTGGCACCAATACCGCTGCCGTCTTTAACTTCGTCATCCCCCGCGGTGACGTCGGACCAACCGGCGCTACAGGCCCCACCGGTCCAGCCGGGGCAACAGGCGCCACTGGCGCTACCGGTGCCACCGGTCCCCAAGGCCCCGCCGGCCCCACTGGAGCAACAGGACCGCAGGGTCCAGCAGGCCCCCAAGGCGAGCAAGGCATCCAAGGTGACGCCGGTCCTCAAGGCCCACAAGGCGCCACAGGCCCAGCAGGACCTCAAGGCGATGCAGGCCCCCAAGGCGCCCCAGGTACTGCCGCCACCATCGCCATTGGCGCCGTAACAACTGGCAGCCCCGGCTCAAGCGTCAGCGTCACCAACAGCGGCACAACGTCCGCCGCCATCTTTAATTTCACCATCCCCCGAGGCGACAAAGGAGATCAGGGCGACCCCGCATCAACTAATGATGGAACCTATTGATTCTTCTCTTGTAAACTAAAAGCGTCCAAGTAGTACATCACCGTGCCCGAAGAACAGCAAGCCCCAGTTACTCCTGTGGAGACTGGTGCGCCTCAGCCTGTGGCTGAAAGCCTGGATCTGGCCGCCCAACTCGAAGCACTCCGCGCAAAGAACCAAGAACTAATTGCTGAGCGCCGCAAGGATCGCGAAAACCGCGAAACCCTCCAGAAACAGCTCGAAGAAGTTCGTGCTGCCCAAGAGCAAGCCAAAACAGCAAAACTTGCGGAGTCTGGCGAGTACAAAACTCTTTGGGAAGAAGCGCAAACAACTGTTGCCGAACTCAAGCAACAACTCGCCGCAAAAGAATCCGAGGTGGAACAGATCCGCCAAGGTTTTACTCAAGAACAAGTCAAATCTGCCGCCATCGCTCAACTCTCCCAGGCTGGTGCATTGGCGCCCGATCAGCTGTATCGTCTATTGCAGGAGAACTTACGTGCCAAAGATGGACAGCCTGTGGCTGTTGTTGGCGGCGTCGAAGTTCCAGTTGGCGAATATATCGCCAACTTGAAAAACCCTGGCAGCGGTTACGAGCATCATTTTGCAGCCACGAACCGCGCTGGGATGGGTGTCACGGGTAGTGCCCGCGCCACCGTTTTACCCGGCCAAAGCAACCCTTGGTCTAAGGACAGCTGGAACCTCACCGAGCAAATGGTGATGCTTACCACTGACCCAGACAAGGCCCGCCTATTGCGGGCAGAGGCCGGCATCTAGCCCCTGTGGGGCGCCTCCCCAACCTGACTCCACTGGAGCTACCCAATGTCTGCTTCTAACAGCAACTTCGGGGGAACTTTTCTCTCGAACCTTGTAACCCGTCCTGAGTTTCTTCAGTACACCGCTGAGGGCATCTTCGAGCAATCGAAGTGGGTCCAAAGCGGCATCATCCAGCGCAACGCTGCGCTTGACGCCCGTGCCGGCGGCACCCGCGTGCGCGTACCTTTCTTCGACCCCATCGCCCCGACTGAAACCCAGATCCTGTCCACCTCCAGCTGGAACGGTGGCCTGGGTTATCTGACCGCTCAGAACGTCACTGCCGACGAGCAGATCATGACGATTCTGCACCGTGGCTTCGCCTACGCGGCAGACGACCTGAGCAAGCTCGGCTCTGGTGCTGACCCCCTCAGCCACGTCCGCAACCAGCTGACTGCGGCCATCAACAAGCTGAAGACCGCCACCCTGTCCGCCCAGCTGCTGGGTCTGTTCGGCGGCATCAGCGGCGCTGGTGTACTTGGTGCCAACCAGACCAACAAGACGTTCGCTGGTGTGCCCGGTTCGATGACCGAGGCCAACTTCCTGAACGTGGCCAACGTGGTGGCCGCCAAGGCGAAGCTGGGTGAGCGCGGCGATGAGCTTGATGCCATCGCCATGCACTCCAACGTGGCCTACTACCTGCAACAGGTGGGGATGCTGACCTTCAGCACCTCTGCTCTGTCTGCTTCCGGCGCCATCGTCTGGGGCGGCGGCGGTGTGGGCGTGGCCCAAACCGAAGTGGCAACCTTCGCTGGTCTCCGCGTCGTAATCGACGACCAACTGACCTATCTGACCGGCGGCACCTCCACCCACGCGGTGAAGTACCCCGTCTACCTGTTCAAGTCGGGCGTCGTTTCCGAGGGCATCCAGCAGGATCTGCGTCTGGCTGCAGACCGCAACATCCTGTCGATGCAGGACATCCTGGCCGTGGATTACCACTACGGCTACCACGTGACCGGCACCAAGTGGAACGTGGCCGGCGACAACCCGACCAACGCTGCCACCACCGGCAACCTGGCCGACACCGCCTCCTGGAGCCTGGTGTTCAGCGCTGCCAAGCAAGTGCCCCTGTGCCGCCTGCTCGTCAACACCCCCTTCGATACCACTGCATACTGATCTTCAGTACGCAACAAAAAGGCCCCCGAGTTGGGGGCCTTTTCTTTTATCTACTCACCCCTCAATCTCACCAATCCGAATTTTCTCCTGATACTCAAAAATTTCAGGTGCCCGTCCCACCATTTTGTACGAGTGGGTCAACAGCTCACGAAACACATGAGGGCTCACTGCCAGTTCCTGCTGGATAGCTTCTGCATCCTCACCAGCAGCAACCTTGGCGCGAATCGCCTCAGCAACTACTTCAAGGGAGCGCACTTCAGCACCAGGAATAGCCGACGCCACCGGCGTTTCTACACTGTTTTCAGTGTTGGCAGCTTTGCGAGCAGACATGGGAACCGTCCGTCTTTTCGTACTACATGATAAAACCCGTTCTTACGTTGACGTCCCCTACGGCAAACATCTAGAAACGCAAGCCGAAATTGAAATGCAGGGAGGTGAGGTTTACCACGCAACTGTGCTCACTCCTCCAAGCAAACAAAGGAAATCCCGCACTGGCGCTAGACTCAAACAAAGGATGTATTAAGCCGTGCCCGCCACGATTGACGCCACCTTGAGCGGGGCTTCGGCCAACTCATACGTGACGCTGGCTGGCGCCAACACATATTTTGAGACGGTCCCTGACAGCAGCACCTGGACCAATAAAACGGACGACCAAAAAAACCGCGCCCTGATCTCTGCTACTCGCTGGATCGACGCACTGAGCTTTTACGGCGACCGCTGCACCGACACTCAAGCCCTGAAGTGGCCCCGCGAGGACTACACGATTGATGGCATCGACCTTGCCTGCACCCTGATCCCAGAACCCATCAAAGTCGCCACCTACGAGCTGGCACGCGCCCTCGCCAACGACACCGACGCCATCACAGGCACAACCGGCACCACAGGCATCTACGACGAGGTGGAACTGGGTGAACTCAAGGTCAAATACAACAAGACCAGCCAAACCAGCGGCGTCATCAACAACGTCTTCGACGTCTACCCTTGGCTTCAGTCCTATCTAGGCCCTTACTGCATGGGTGGCGCCGCAAACTACGCCGTACGCCTGTTCCGAGGTTGATATGGGCCTCATCGACGACGTATTCGCCCCCATCCCAACCTCCGTCCTAGCCGACTGGGGCCAAACAATCACGTACATAAAAACCAGCACCCCACGCACCTACAACCCCACAACTGGAGCAGTAACTGGCGCGGACACGACTGTTTCCGTAAAAGCCGTTATTACCCGCATCAACCCCCGCGAATCCGAAGGTCTTTACCAGTCAACTGACCTCAAGGTCATTATCGGCACCAGCGAACTCGGAACTTATTACCCGACTGAAGCTGACCGCATCCAGTACACCCAAGACGGTGCCATCCGCGAAGCCAAAATCATCGCGATTACCAGCTATCGAGGCGACAACCCTGTCATGCACACCCTTATCGCGAGGCCCCAATAATGGCTAAAAAAGGTTTTTGGCAAGGAGGAGCAGAACTTGCCCAAGAATTAGACCGTTTAGCAGGTTCTGTTGCTCTTATAGGCCCTACGCTGGCCGCCGAAAGAGTTGTTCGTGAAGTGCAGCAGGCAGGCCCCAGCTGGACCGGAAAATTTTCAAATTCTTGGCAGATAGAAGGTCCACAAGGGCAAGTCGTTAAAGGTGATGGACAGCCCGGCGAACCGAGACCAGTCGAATTTACAGCTACACCGTTTAGTGGACGTCAAGCAACAGCAACACTATTTAGAACGACAGTGCTTAAGGACAAAATAGTTTTTCGTGTATCCAACTTTTCCCCTTATGCTGCCGAAGCCACGGACGAAGTGCAAAGTATTTTTGACCGGCCAAAAAATGCTCCTATTCCTCAAACACAACTAGGTTTGAGCAAATGGGATGTACAAGAGACCACTCGTTTACGTAATACCTATCGAGGGCAAACGGAAGGCGGTAGACCGAATGGCAGTGCCAGCCGTACTGCTCCTTTAGATTGGTTGGCTACCTATGCTTCTGCGGGACTAAACCGCGCCATCAAAATAGAAATGGACGCTGCGCTCAGGCAACCGCGATGAATTACCAAGCAATCCGCGCTGCGGTGGAAAACCCGTTGCTTACCGCGTTTGGTTCGCTATCACCAGCTGTTCCCGTATATTTTGACAACATTACTGCCGTTCCACCTAACACAACTACTGAGTACGTCCGCGTCAATGTTACTTTCGGCATTACCAACGAACCCACCCTTACTTCAAGCGTCGATAACGCACGCGGTGCGATTGTTATCCGCATTTTCACGGAAAAAGGTCGCGGTCCCGCCCGCAATCAAACCTTGTTAACTACGGCCGTAAACGTACTGGAGACACTCAACAACAGCATCAAAGGAACAACGGGCGTTTACTTCAAGGTTGGCGAGATTAGCGGCCCTACATTTTCAGCTACCGAGGAATCGCCCCATTTCGTGGGGCGTATTGAAACCTCCTATGTAGCAACTGTGTTGTCGTAGGAAGTGTTTGTAATGGGCGCTAACCTGTATTAAGCCGGGCAGTGCCCGCCCACAAACGTCATCTTTGGTACGCCAATGGCCACCACTGTTCTGTCCGGCACGTCCGGCGCCCTTTACTACAAGCCCGCCGGCACCACCGGCACCTTCGGCGAAGCCAACGTCAACACTGGCACCGACGTTATCACCGTCGCTCCGTACCTGAACTTCAAGGTCGGCGACCCCGTGAAATTCCGCGTGGTGAACAGCCAGACCGGCGGCACCGGAACCGGCACCTTGCCTGCACCTATCTCCGACGCCACCACGTATTACGTGCTGAGCTACACCGCTGCTACCGGCGCGCTCACCGTGTCTACCTCTGCCGGCGGCACCATCCTTGCCATCACTGATGACGGCACTGTGGCTGCTCCCAACGAGTTCGAGGTTTACTACGCCGATTTCGCCGTCGTAGGCCAAGTCCGTGACTGGAGCTTTGAGATCAGCCGCGCTGAGATCGACGTCACCACCATCGGTCAAACCCCTGGCCAGTACGTGCCCTTCCGCAGCTACATCTCCGGCTTCGGCGACGGCACCGGCACCGCAACGGTCTACATGACCAATGAGGACGCCGCCCTGTCCAACCGCATGATCGAGGACGTCCTGCAGCGCCAGCAAACCGGCGCCGCGTTCAAGCTGTACACCGACCGCGTATTCAGCGGCGGCACCCTGAACGACAACCTCAGCCGCTCCATCTCGTTTGATGCGGTGCTGACCTCGGCCAGCCTGAACATCAACCCCGACGATGCCCAGTCTGTGACCGTCAACTTCCGCCCCGCCGGCACCCCCACCTTCGACTTCAGCACTTCCGCCTGATAGTCTGCTGGTGCAGTTGGTTCAGCAACCCCGGCCTCACCGCCGGGGTTTTTTGTATCTAGTCCGCTACAGTAGTGCGAGATCAAACAGGACTACATGCCTGCTTCAATTCCAGTCCGCGCTATTGATCGTCTGCGCAAAGCAGCCAATCCGGAGCCGGTCAAAAAGCAAGTGGAGCTGTCGGACGGCAGCACTTTTGAAATGTGGGTGGCACCGCTGACGATGGCCGAGCGCGAACGCGCCCAGAAACAAGCCAAATCGGACGACGCCAACGCTTTTGCACTTCAGTTGCTGATTGCCAAAGCCCTCGACGAAAATGGCAGCAAGCTGTTCAGCGCTGGGGAGATCGACGTGCTGAAGAACGAAGTCAAGGACAAAGACCTTCAAGCCTTGATGCTGGCGATCCTGACTGACGACGCTGCACCAATCGACCCCAAGAACTAGCCAAGGAGCTTCGCCAGGACAACTGGCTCATGCTCCAGTTCGGCGTCGCCAAAGAACTCGGACT